TAACTGGTTTGCAAAATCATCCAAGACTTTGTAATAGTATTCATTGTTGCTCATTTCATAAAAACTTTTAAACTTTTCTCCTAAGTAATAATTTGAAACATGAACAACGCACACATTGCTATATAAGTTTAACGCCTTATAAAATAAAAGGCTGTTTGTTCTAAAGCTATGATCTATAATAATTAGACACTTCGACATTTATAACCTTTCTATTTTTTATTATTATATTAACATTATATTTATATTTACACATAAAAAAAGTAGGGTTTACAGTGAAAACAAAAGAATTATTAAACGAATGGAAATCTTTTCTAAATGAACATAAAATAATTTCTCGAGATGAATTAATTCAAACATTACAGAAAAAAGAAAGATCTGAAAGGGAAATTAAGTATTTTATAGAATTTTGGAATAGTAATAGATTTATCACAAAATATACACAAGTCATTCAAAATGAAATAAATACAACTCAAGAGCCCGTTAAAGAAATATTAGATGTTTGCAAGCTTCATTATAAAAAAATCTATCAATCAGCAGGGCCAAAGATTAAAGATCAAATAGGTAGTGGCAATATTTCTATTGATGAACTTAGAAAACAAATAGATTCTAAAGTAAGTTTTAATAAAAATGAAGTTAGGCAACAATGCAGATACCAGAGTGGTAAGCCTATAATTGGGAGTTATCAAGACTTTGACGTTGTGTATAGTGGTCGCGACTGGATTGTGATTGAACCTAAAACAATACAGGGTTCAATAGCATGGACACATGGAAAACCTGATGGTTCGGAAGAGACTGACCCGAAAAGAAGAAGTGGTTGGTGCACTGGAGTCTCTACAGGGAATAACATGTTTCCAAATTACGCAGGTAATTTGCACATGTTTTATGTTATAAGAACAGACTATGATAATGACAAGTCTGTGAATAGAAGACTTTGTTTGTCATATACTGTGCATGAAGGTGAAGCCATATTAGAAGAAAAAGGTGGATCGACAGTTGATGCTAAAAATCAATCTATAGACTCAACAGCAATAAACGATATAGTTAACAAAGACATATTAGACTTGATTGTAAATAGAGTAAGTACCAGAAAAGAAACGTCATTTGCTGAGATGTATTCAAAAGCTACCTTAAGCCAAATCTTAAGAATAGAAAAACAAATGAATGCACAAGGACTTGGAGACGACACAATAAATCAAGAAATGTCAAGCTATTTAAAATACACAAATGACAAAAAAGTAGTTGAGCATATAATGAGAAGTTATAAAGAAGAACTAGTTTACAATGATTTAATATATGATGATGCTCCGCTTCCTTTTAGTTTTCTTGAAAGAAATGACATACTTAATAAATCTGATTTTAATGTCGTGATTGATGAATTAAGTAAAATGTATAAAAATAAAGAGTATATAAACGATTTTTTCTGTATATTAATTGCTTTTTGTGTTGAACACAAAAACTTTAATCTAATAGGGCCTAATTTTAAAGATGAAATGATAGATTACTTTATAGAAAACCCTACAGAAGATAGTCAGTATATTGACGAACTAATACTTTCCAACAACGTGTCTAAAGGATTAGAAGATATGATCTGGGGGAGCGAGGCCCTTGAAATATACAAACACGAGTCATTAAACTTAAACGATGTAGTAAAAATACTTACAGTTCTTTCTAAAATGAAAACTTTGTATCTGCAAGGGGGAATTAACATTATTTCTGCGAATTCTCACAGTTCAATACTTCAGTGTATATTACAACAATTTGACTTCTCAGAATATAAAGATCAAAAAGAGTATAGTCAAATAAAAGAAATTCTTAAGACAATATATTCAAAACAGGATCACCGCGGTAAGTCTTATTTTAGAGATCATGCTTATCTTTTTGAAAACAAATCAGGCTTAGTAGAGTATATTAAATTAATGCTTTCTTAACCCAAAGACCTTCATTGTTTTCCAAGTCTATTGTTTCTTTAGATGTTCCATTTAAATAGACGATTAAACCTTTTGTAAAATAGTGATCTTGAATAATCTCTACAATTAAACAATTGCTTTTTATTTCATTTCCGTAATAAAATATATTAATCATGTCACCTTTTTTTAGTTGAGAAACAAATCTTATTTCTTCTTTGTTTTTATTCGACATTTAACTTAGGCTTTCCCCATCTTAAAGTAATTTGTGTATTGTTGTTTAACATGTTTGTGCATATATTAAAAGGTTCTGTGTCATAAAACTTTAAAATATTGTATAAGTTATCATGCAAGTAATCAATACCTTCTTCTAAAATTTGTGTTCCATTAAAAACGTTTAAATCACCGTCAGCAATAACTGGACCAATTCTACACATAATTTCTTCAATGATAGCACTAAAAGCCTCAGAAACTTGGTTTGCATTGACAGTAAATGAAAACTCGTTAGGTGATGTATTTAAAGTATTACCACTTATTGAAGTTAAAGCATTTACATCTGCATTGTCTACACCTAATGTATACACTGTAATACATGGGTTTGTATTAGTAGAAAAAATGCATCTGTTGTCGTTAATATTCATGACATTGTTTTGCACAAAATTTTGTGAGGCACTAATACCTTCATTAGGCGATCCATCTGATATTAGTAGAATGTAGTAAGCTTCGTAGTCTGTTTGTGATATTTGTTGTATTGCCTTATTGAGTGGTTTAATAAAATTTGTTCCGCCTGAAGGGTTGTTATTTATAACCATTGCGTTTACAGATTGTTTGTGCTGTTGACCTTTCCCAATATCTGAAGAAACTATTACGTCACTGTTATACAAGATAACAGAGTAACTTAGATTAAAATCAGAGTTAACAAATTGTCTGACTGCATCTTTTAGCTGAGAAATTCTGTTACCACTCATAGAACCACTGTAATCAAGTAACATTATTACTGCTGCATCTATTAAGTTTACATCATGAACCTCTTCAGCAACAGTTATGGTTATAGACTTAGATGTATTTCCTCTTCCTGGATTGTAGCTTGAAGTAATACCAAAATTTCTTTCACAGACATTGTTTAAATTACATTCTAAGCCTAAGTCAACACATTGAAAGTTTGGAGTTACATTTTCTGAAATGGTGCTTGCGCATTGGTTAAGAAATGTTGCATCACATACTTCATTTACTCTGTTTGTTTTTATTATAGAAGACCCTAAATCAATACCACATGAATCAAGTATTTGTTTTTCTTCCATTATATTTAACGATATACGTCCATACTGGATTACGATAAGTGAAATTAATGACAGTACAGCCGAGAGTGATATTATTGTTAAAGCTGCAAACCCTTTATTTTTTTGAGTTAGCTTTAAGATATATAAGGTGTCTTGTTCCATGATAATTTTTATTTTCTATATTGTCTACTAACCAGTAATGTCCACTTTGTTTAATTTGAGTATAGAATTCATGCATAAGCAAAACATCTATATCTAAACCTTGCTGCTTTAAAATGTCAGCTGCTAATAAATTTGAATTAAACTTTCTATCTCTACGAATAGCTTTAAGTTCAACATACTTGTCGTTATCCGGATGATAAAAGTCAGGTGTATATTGTTTGTCTCTTCCGTCGTACTGAACTGTGAATGTTTTGTGCTCATATATGTAAGGTTTATTAGTTGCTTCACACCATCTTGCATAATCAGCTTCTAAAGATGACTTAAAAAAATATTTTGGAGGCAAGTCTTTTCGAAAACCCATTCTTCCATTAGAAGGTATCTCATGCAGACCGCTACTTTGTGCTGTATGTTGACATGTTTTACTACAGTATTTAGTTACTTCATCAAAAGGCTTTTCGTATTTTATACCACAATTGTCGCATGTAAGACTTACTCTTTTCTTTTTGTTGTCGTCCATGTAACATTTTCTTGAACAGTATTTTTTTCCTCTTGTAGACTTAAACTCTTTTTTGCAACTCAAGCATTTTTCAATTTTTTGCTTTGAAGTTGACTTATCTTTACACACTTTTGAGCAAAACTTAGAATTTTTTGCTTTTGAAGGTGTCTTTTGATATGTTACACCACACTCTTGACAAACTAAGTCAATTTTTTTTGATTCTCTTGACATGATATTTACTCCTGTATACAACAGATAAATATCTTACAATACAGAATCTAAACAGGTCAAGTCATTTTGGAAAGAATTTTTTAAGATCAACGTTGTTTTCTTTAGCTTGATTTAAATATTTTAAAGGATTATAAAAGTAGATATTTGAATCTTTAATTGATTGCCAAGATTGTCTAATGCCTTCTTTTAAGCCTCTTGTTCTACTAAAGCCTAAGGTATCTACAAGTTTTTCATTGCTCAACCTATGATTTCCAAGATAATCAGTTTGCGGGTGCCACTGTATTACAGACTTTAAAT